TGGTATAACGGTGCAGCAATTTGTACAATGCCACCAAAGGTCTTTGATCAGATGTATGATCATATTCTTACGGATAAGGGTCTTGAAATTTTTGATAAAGATTGGGCAGCAGTAGTTAAATAACCCTTTACATACTCCCTCTTTGGGAGTATAATTATATTAAGTTGAATGAATTCAATGCTTGGTAAACTTGATCCAGAAGAACGTATTATGGAACCACCTACTATAACTGAACAGGTTGCTTCTATCGTGGAGAAGCTGAATTGGGAAGAAGGTGATGACATTGTAGTTGAGATTGGAGGCACTGTTGTCTCTGGTATTCATCAGGGTGAGGACTATAACAAGAAGTGGGCAACACCTTTTGGTGTGCGTAAGTACAACAAAGATGCGTTTATTATCATCAGTAATCAATCTCGTAGAGATTTGACTGGATCTAAACCTATGGATAGGGAGCATAAACCACAACATCCTTATGAGAAAAAGTGATGGCGGATTCAAACTGGAGGGAAGAATATAAGCAGTTTACTAATAATAAGAAAGAACTTGAACTCTTAGATAACGGTCCAAAAAGTTTATCACAGTCTTGGCACCTGCAATCCATGTATAATAAGTGGAAGACAATTAAAGGTATTAAAGATCCTGAACCACTTGATTGCCAATCATCCTTTAAAGAGTGGTCAGAAAATAATAAATAATTGTAAGACGCAAGATCTTATGCCTCTGTACAATTCCCCGCAAGCCTATGTCTTCAATCTCGAAACTACAAGTTCTGCTGAAGCAAAAAGGTTATGGAGGAAAAAGATAAAGGAAGAATGGGATTTAAAATGTGCATACTGTGGATCAGAGCACAAACTTACAATTGATCATATTGTTGCTAAAGCAAAGGGCGGCACAGATTTCACTAAAAATGTTCTCTGTGCTTGCCATTCGTGTAATCAGGATAAAGGTCATACTCCTTGGGAAGATTGGTATCTTTCTCAGGAGTTTTTTAGTATCCAGCGTTATGAAAAAATTAAAGACTGGATGAAACCTGAAAAACCTGCCAACTTATTTGCATATCGCCCAAGAAGGAATAATGCGAGTTGAATAAATAAACTATAGCAGTAAATACTGCAATTTTTGGTAAATACCGAATGCGAATAAATGGCGACACCGTTTAGGATTAAACGATCTGCCGTACCCAATAAGGTACCACAGGTAGCAGATCTACAGTTAGGAGAATTAGCTCTTAACACAAATGATGCAGAACTGTACACTCTCAGAGCGAGGGCAGGTCTGGCAACGGACGTTGTTAGAGTCGGTTCGGGCGCAAGTATTACGAATGTTTTATATGTCACAAAAGACGGAAAAGATACCAACACGGGTAAAAAACCAGGCGATGCTAAAGCAACAGTCAAAGCAGCAGTCTCCATCGCCTCAACAATCGCAGGATCTATTGTTAAAATTAGTGCTGGAACTTATGTAGAGGATAACCCAATCAAGGTTGGTCCTCAAGTAAGTATTGTTGGAGATAGTCTTAGAGAAGTTACTATTGTTCCTCAGAACGCAGATCAAGATTTATTTCACGTAGCACCTGGAGATTTAATTAGTGATATGTCGTTCACTGGTACAGTGAACAATGGTAAAGCTATTGCAGCATATGATCCAGATACAATTAGATATGCATCACAATCACCATATCTTTTAAACTGTACGAACTTTGTTACCAATAGTATTGGTATGAAGATTGATGGTAAACACGCCATCGGACCATTTAAGAGTTTTGTTACTGATTCATTTACCCAGTACAATCAAAACGGTGTAGGGTGTTCGATTACGAACGAAGGATATGCCCAAATCGTTTCGATGTTTACTATTAATAGTGCAGAAGGAATATTTTGTGGGTCTGGTGGACAGTGTGATGTAACTAACTCAAACTCTTCATTTGGTAATTTTGGATTAGTTGCTGATGGTGTTGGTCCTCAACAGTTTACTGGGATCATAAGTACAACAGCGTCAGAAAATGCAGATGTCTTTACAGTATATGTTGAAGATGATATAGCAAAAAATATTACTAATGCAGTTTATGATGGTGTTACAGGTCTTACAACAATAACGACCAGTGGCAATCATGGATATAATGTTGGTGCAGCACTCACTATTTCTGGAATGAATTTCACTTGCGACTCGGCAAATGGAACAACCAGTTATAATGTGAGTGATGCAGATTACGATAGACTTAGTGGTATTTTAACTGTAACAACATCTGCCAATCATGATTTTAGTGTTGGAATTGCTGCAACAATAAGCAATCTTGTTTTCCAATGTGATTCTGGTGGTGGTGCATCGAATGGAACTTTCCCACCAGCACCAGGTGCAGGGAATGGCGCAGCAATTCATGTTTTTGATGTTCTTACTGTTCCTAGTGGAAATCAGTTTTCAGTAAATGTTGGTCCTTCAACAATTTCCCACACATATCAATCTGGAGGAACCGTAGGAATCAGTACGGTATCTAGTTTCCCAAGTGGTGAAAATGGATATGTATTCTCAATTAAGTCAATACCATCATCAAATCAATTCACTGTCAATGTTGGTATCAGTACCAGAGTTCACACATATAGAGATGGTGGAACATCCGAAAGAAATATTGTAAGACCATATGATGGACAGGTTGTATACTTTGATGAGTTGTATTATAGTGTAGGAAAATTAGTAATTACTAACGCTGGTAGTGGATATAACTCCACTCCAACAGTTACTATTGGATCTCCATCTGAAACGTGGGCAATTACTGCTACCGCTATTCCTACGATTTCAAATGGGTCTGTTACTGAACTTGAGATACTATCAAGTGGTCGTGGATATGAGACTGTACCTACCATCACATTTTCTACTCCTGATGTTGGGATAAATACAGCAACAGCTTCTGTAGAATTAACCCCATCATATTATTCTGTTAAGAGTTCAACTTCAATATCTTCTGGAATTTGCACCATTACATTTAATGAGAATCTTCCTTATGCTGTTGGTGTTGGTACTACAGTTCCTTTCTTTAAACAAAGTAGAATCTTAGCATCATCACACTCCTTTGAATATATTGGTTCTGGAACTGACCCTATATCATCACTTCCTTCCCGTGGTGGTGTTTCTATTCAAGATAATGAAGTTGATAATCGCAACGGTGGACTGGTTATTTACACTAGCACAGATCAGGGAGGAAACTTTAGAATAGGTGAGGGTGTTGTGATTGACCAGGTTACTGGAACTATATCAGGCAATTTCTATTCTAAGAGTTTATTTGCAAATGTTACACCATTAATTCTAGCATTAGGAGGAAACTAATAAAGTGGCTTTACCATTAAACGTATTTAAAACTGTCAATGTAGTTGCTAATACTAGCGCAACCGAAATTTATACTGCACCTACTGGATACACTGGTGTTGTTTTGATGGCTCAGGCAGCAAATATAGATACAACATCTCACGATGTTACCTTCTCTCATAAGAGAAGTAGTACTGTAACAGAACTTACAAAGTCTACACCTATTCCTGGTAATGATGCTTTAGCAATGGTGACTGGTAGACTAGTTCTTGAACCTTCTGATAAACTTGTTTTATCAGCAAGCGATAGTAGCAATATTAAAGTTACTATCAGTATTTTAGAAACATTAAACTAATATAACTCACAGCAATGTCCAAGTTCCTTAGCGGCAGACAATCCAATCTAAAACTTGGTATATCAGGGTATACTGAGAGTAAAACAGTTCTTCAAACAACTGGAAAAGTTGGCATTGGAACAACGGACGCACAGAATTTCTCTCTGTTTGTTGTTGGACCAACTAACATCACAGATACACTGACTGTTAATAATCAGAATGTTACTGGTGTTGCTACATTTAGTGGTAGTGTTAACTATCCTGACAATGTAGTAGTCTCTTGGGGAGATAGTCAGGATCTAAAGGTATATCACGATAGTAGTGGACAGAGTTATATTAAGGACACTGGAACTGGTGACTTAAATCTGACTAGTGATGGAACTGGTATTCATTTCCAAAGTAGTGGTGGAAGCACATTAGCAAGATTTTATACTGCTGGTCCATCAGAAATTCATCACGTTGGATCACGCAAACTTCATACTACAACTGGTGGTGTTGAAGTAACAGGACTTACCGATACAGATTCTTTAAATGTATCTGGTGATTCTACCTTTGTTGGTGGAATAGACGTTGATGGTCATACGGAACTTGATAATTTAAATGTATCAGGTATTGCTACCGTTGCAGGAAATACAGACCTCAATGGTAATTTAGATGTTGATGGCACTACAGAACTTGATGGTCTGAATGTTGATGGTAGTACAACACTTGATGATACTACTGTTGATGGCACACTTGTAGTTAATGGTGATATTGATTTAAGTGGTAATATTGATGTTGATGGTCATACTGAACTTGATCAATTAAGAGTTGCTGGAGTCTCTACATTTGCTGGCAACGTTGATATTAGTTCTAACGGTAATCTTACCGTTGCTGGTAATCTGATTGTTCAGGGTACTGAAACCCGACTGAATACCACAGCACTTGAAGTAGAAGACATTAATATTGGTATTGCTTCTGCCGATCCAAAACTTTCTAACGCAGCACTTGATGGTGCGGGTATCACCATCTA